GATGTTGTGGAGTTCATTAACTTCAAGGTACCGACTGGTGGTGACGCTAACCGCAAATGTTTTAACCTGTTTAACGCCGTAAATGTATCTAATGCGTTTATGGAGGCAGTAGAAAATGATGATAGTTGGGATTTAGTTGACCCAGACAGCGGGGAGATTAAAGAGACCGTGAAGGCTCGCCAGCTTTGGCAACGTATTCTCGAAGCCCGTTTCCGCACCGGCAGCCCATACATTAACTTCATCGACACGGCAAACGCTGCGCTACCTGAAGAGCAGAAGAAACTCGGACTGAAGATTCACGGTTCAAACCTGTGCAATGAAATTCACTTAGCAACTGACGAATACCGCACTGCGGTCTGCTGCCTGAGTTCTGTGAACTTGGAGAAGTATGACGAGTGGGAACAAACACCGATGATTAAAGATTTGGTGCGCCTGCTTGATAACGTAATTCAGTTCTTCATTGACCACGCCCCAAGCGAATTGGAGAAGGCTAAATACTCAGCGGCCAGAGAACGTTCAATCGGTCTCGGTGCTATGGGTTTCCACGGCTACCTGCAAATGCACGGTATCCCTTGGGAAAGCCTTCAGGCTAAGTTCGTGAATACTGGGGTGTTCCGCAAGATAAAGGAGGACGCGCTTGAAGCAACTATTCAACTGGCTTCGGAACATGGCGAAGCGCCTGACATGGTTGGGTCTGGACGCAGAAACGCTCACCTTCTTGCTATTGCTCCAAATGCTAATAGCAGCATCATTTGTGGGTGTACACCAAGTATTGAACCACTGAAGTCAAACGCCTTCACTCATCGCACTCGTGCGGGGGCGCACTTAGTCAAGAACAAGCATTTGGAAAACCTGCTTGAGACTAAAGGCCTCAACACTGAGGAAGTATGGAAGAAGATTATTTCTGCGGATGGCTCTGTGGCCGATATGGACGAACTATCTGACGAAGAGAAAGACGTTTACAAAACAGCTTTTGAAATCGACCAAGGGTGGGTTATCGACCATGCGGCTGACAGGCAGAAGTTTATCTGTCAGGGCCAGTCAGTAAATCTTTTCTTCCCAGCGGGTTCACCGCGCAGCTATGTCAACAGCGTTCACATCCGGGCTTTTAAGAAAGGCTTGAAGGGGGTGTATTACCTACGCACCAATGCTGGCGTACAAGCTGACAAGGTTGGACTCAAGGTTGAACGCATTGCTCTTCAAGACGCTGAAGAGTGTATGTCTTGTCATGGATAGTTATGGCAAAGCCAAAAAAAGCAGACCTAGCGTGGCATCCCGATAAGGAACCGAAAGGAACCTCCATCGGGAACGGCCACTTCAAAAGAAAAACATTAAATAAAAGCAAAAAAGCATCCTACAAACCTTATCGAGGGCAGGGGCGATGAAAGACAGATTTGATTTGGAAAACGAAATCATGGCCTGTTGGGATGTCTGTGGAGACCTCGACCGTGCGGTTGAGTACATCTACGACAGCCACTCCCCAAAAACTCCCGATGAAATTTGGAATTTGTTCTACGGAATCAAGTGCCTTTACGAGGCCAAGTTCAGCAGACTTTTTGACACCTTCACGGAAGTGTTCCGTTTAGACCAGTACAGAAGGCTTCAGGAAGAGTTTGATGACGATGCGCGTATGGACATCATCGGAAGAAACGGTAACGACGGGCTGCATTACGACGAAATTTAAGGACTGAAAATGACAGAGACTAAAAGCGTGCCAAAAAAAGGCACGAACGTACCCAAAACTGGCACGTCTGCTGACGCAGCGTTGCTTGCGGTTGCTTTGTTGATTAACAAGGGCTACCCGCTCGAATCAGCGATTGAGACTGTAAAAATGCTGGCGGGGCGTGTAAATGAGTTTGCTTGAGCCGTCTCTAGTCTACAAACCGTTTAAGTATCCGTGGGCAGTAGAGTTTGCTACCCAGCATGAAAAGATTCACTGGGGAGAGTGGGAAGCTAAGTTACAGGATGACGTAACACAGTGGCAGGCCGGGAAACTGACTTCGGCAGAGAAAAACCACATCACCCAAATTCTCCGTTTATTCACGCAGTCAGATGTGGCTGTTGGAACTAATTACCTCGAATACTACATACCTAAGTTTAAGAACAACGAGATTCGCGCGATGCTTTCGTCATTCGTAAATCGAGAGTTTGTTCACCAGCGTGCTTACGCACTTCTCAACGACACTTTGGGACTCCCTGAAGAGGAGTACAGCGCCTTCTTGGATTACAAGTACATGAAGGACAAAGTGGATTTTATGGGGGACATCGACATCCACAGCCATCAAGGGACGGCCACTGCCATTGCCCGTTCTGTGCTGAATGAAGGGGTGTCGTTGTTCTCCGCTTTTGCCATGCTTTTGAATTACCAACGCTTTGGAAAAATGAAGGGCATGAGTGAGATTGTGGAGTGGTCGGTACGAGACGAAACCATGCACTGCGACGGGATGGTTCGACTATTCCGTGCGTTCTGTGAAGAACACCCAAAGATTGTTACAGATGAATTTAAGAAATCTATTTACGAAATGTTCCGACAGGCTATTTCGCTTGAGGATAGGGTTATTGATGCGGCTTTCGAACTGGGCGGAGTTGAAGGCATTACACCTTCAGATGTCAAAAATTACATCAGATACATCGCTGACCGCAGGCTCATACAACTTGGCCTTAAAGGAAATTGGAAGGCTAAAGAAAACCCGCTCCCGTGGCTAGATTGGGTCTTAAACGGCGACTCATTCAAGAACTTCTTTGAAGGCACCGTAACTGACTACAACGCAGCCGGTATGGAAGGGGAATGGGGCTGGTAATTCAATGACTTAATTATCCACTATCGAACACCGAGGAGAGGTTTATGAGGATTCTTAGTAAAAACATCAGTATTTCCAAAGCCCTCATAGACCGTCTCCGCGAGTTGTTCCCCGATACCCTGCCTATGAATACAGCAATCACCCTAGAGGAGATTCGCTACTTGCAGGGACAGCAGAGCGTCCTACAGAAATTGGACGAACTCTATGACGAGATTTATGAGGATTGATTATGTGTCTTGCACCCAAGATGCCGGAAGTAAAGGTTCCGGTTCCTGCGGCTGCTGCTGCTCCTCCCGCTCCTCCGCCTGACATGAGTACCGCATACGACCAGAAGCGCAAGCCGTCGAGCGAGAAAGATAAAGCGCGTTCAGGGAAGAAGGCACTCCGCTATAACCCGGAAGACACCGCTCAAGTAGCGGGTGCTAAGTCTAATTCCGGCTTGCAAATTAAGGCTTAAAACTAATGGCTGAAAACAAATACCGCAAAGCACGGGCTGAGATGGCAGACATGGGTCGCAACGGCGACACCGTTCTGGGCCACTTGTCCCGTGGCGAAATGGTTGTGCCTAACGAACTTCTGGACGCTGAAGATGGCGCACTGCGCAAGATTCTTGAAGGCGTTATGAAGGAAGTTGGCATCAACCCGAACCAATTCACTGTTGGACACGAAGACAACAAGATTAACCCGGCTACAGGCCTGCCTGAGTTTGGGTGGCTTAGTAAAGCGTTCAAGGCTGTTAAGAGCGTTGTAAAGAGCGTCGTTAAAACCGTTAAATCAGTAGTTGGCACCGTTAAATCAGTAGTAGGTGGTGTCGCTAGTGCTGTTGGTCTTTCTTCACCGAAACCAACCGTATCAACAGCACAAGCCCCAAGCACTGCGGCAGCACCATCAAAACTCGAAGAAGACGCAGCCCAGAAGAAATCTACTCTCTTGAAGCGTAAGCGTCGTGGTCGTCGTGGCCTCCGTATTGACTCAGGCAACGCCTCTCTTGGCGGCTCTGGTGACGGCACTGGTGTTGGCACTGGTGGCTCTTCTGGCGGTTCTTCCGTAAACGTTCCTAAAGGTTAAACACAATGCAGACTCTTGAAGGCGCAGGCTATGTAGCCCAGCGTTACGGGCAGTTATTGTCTGAACGCGACCCGTTCCTTCAGAGAGCGCGTGATGCCGCAGAATTGACCATCCCGCACCTCATGCCCCCGGAAGGACACAACGGTTCATCGTTGTACCTGACTCCGTTTCAGGGCGTGGGTGCGCGGGGTGTGAACAATCTGGCATCCAAGTTACTGCTTTCGCTGCTCCCCCCAAATAGCCCATTCTTCCGTCTAATGATTGACGACTTTGACCTTGCACAACTTGCAGGTGCAGAGGCCCGTGGTCAGGTGGAAGAGGCTCTTGGTAGGATTGAGAGAGCCGCTCTTCAAGAGATTGAGGCATCGGCAATCCGTGTGCCTGTATTTGAGGCATTGAAGCAGTTAGTTGTAACAGGCAACGCTCTTGTGTACCTCCCGAAGAAGGGTGGTATGAAGGTATTCCGCTTAGACCGCTATGTGGTCAAGCGTGACGCTATGGGCAATCTGCTCGAACTAATTACTAAGGAGTCGGTATCTCCAAAGATGCTTCCAGAAGCAACGCAAATGCTTCTCAAAAGCGAGAACTCCGACGAACCCGTAAACAAGAACTTAGACCTCTTCACTTATGTATGCCTAAAGAATGGCAAATGGGAGATTCATCAGGAAGTCTCTGGCATGGAAGTGCCGGACAGTCGTGGTACATATCCTGAAGAAAAGAACCCATTCATTCCGCTCCGCTTCTCCCGCATTGACGGCGAAGATTACGGGCGTGGTTATGTAGAGGATTACTTAGGAGACCTCAAGAGTCTCGAAGGTCTGACTCAGGCCATCGTAGAAGGCTCTGCGGCAAGCGCCAAGGTTCTCTTCCTTGTTCGTCCCAATGGGACAACTAAAGCCCGTACCCTTGCTGAATCACCCAATGGGGCTATCGTAAATGGCGATGCCAATGACGTTACTACGTTACAAGTTCAGAAGGCTTCGGACTTCCAAGTAGCACTCGCTACTGCAAACACAATCACCGAACGATTGTCGTTCGCGTTCCTCCTCAACAGTTCAGTTCAGCGTAATGCCGAGCGTGTGACTGCTGAAGAAGTTCGGTACATGGCTCAGGAACTAGAGACTGCCCTTGGTGGTGTCTACAGCATCCTAAGCCAAGAGTTCCAGCAACCTCTAATCAACCTGCTCCTACAGCGTTTAGAGAAGTCTGGAAAGATGCCAAAGATGCCAAAAGACACTGTGAAACCCACAGTCGTTACTGGCATGGAGGCTCTGGGTCGTGGGCAAGACCTCAACAAACTAGCCACTTTCCTGCAATACCTGCAACCGCTTGGCCCTGAAATTATCAGCCAAGAGTTGAATATCAGCGACTACATCGACCGCCTTGGCGCGTCCTTGGGTATTGATACAAATGGCCTCATCCGTTCGGAAGAACAGAAGGCCCAAGAAGCTGAAGCTGCAACTCAGGATAACCAAGCACAGTTGATGCAGGGTGCTATGGCAGACATGGCTATTAAAGGAACTCCTGAAATGGTCAAGGCCATGAAGGAACAAGCTATGGCCCAACAAGCAAACCCACAAGGTTAATAAAATATGACAGAGACATTGAACACCTTTGAAGAAGCACAGCCGGATGTGTCGCATGAGGAAGCAATGCTTGCCAAGGGAGAAGCCCTTGAGAAAGCTGCGCAACCTGACCGTCCTGAATGGCTTCCCGAAAAGTTCGATTCTCCCGAAAAGATGGCTCAGGCCTACGCTGAATTGGAGCGTAGGCTTGGGTCTAAGTCGGTAGAAGAGGACTCACCAGAAGTAGAGGAATCTGAGTCTGCGCAAGAGATGGCTGACAAGCTGGACGCGAAAGCAACCGAAGTGTCAGAAGTTCTTGATAAAGCTGGACTGGATTTTGGTACTTTCCAAGAAGAATACCTACAGAATGGCGGTCTGTCTGACGATGCTTACAAAGCATTAGATGAAGCCGGATTCGATAGGTCGCTAGTTGAT